AGCGAGCTGCTCACCGTGCTCACCCGCGAACCCGGCAAGGGCACCTATGCCGACATCGTCAACAACCTCACCGACTTTGTGACCATCGACATGCTCTGTCATGCCTTGGGCGCAGACGCAGGCAAAGCACCTGCAGGCATGCAAACCGAGGTGCGCACCTGGATGAACAGCGCTGGCTGGAAATACAAAAAGGTGCAGCTCAACGGTGTGCGCCGTCCAGGCTGGGTCCGCCCCAAGGGCTGGCCTTTCCCTGAGTCCGACGAAACCCAAGCCACCCCTGACGCAGCGTCAGCGAGTGCCTTGCCCATCACAGGCTCATTCACAGACGATGCGCCTTTCTAAGCCCAACCCCTCAACCCTGCCCACGACGCTGAATGGCGCTCGTGTGGTGGTTTCATGCCCAAAGCGGGCATGGGATGCAGATCGCACAGCGCCGCACGGCTGCTGCCACCACGCCAGCGAATGGATGCGCGTGCTGTCCTCTATGCCCTGAGTGTCCAAGTGTCCACCTGTCCTGCGCCCTGCATAGAGGGGCTGCAGCAACCATAGGGCCCCACTTTAGGGGTTCCGCCGCTGCATGGTCAGGTGGGTGCACAGGCACACACACCTGCAGGCGCAGGCGTGCAGGCAGGCGCACACGCTCACGCGCGCTCGCGCATCGCGCAATTTCATTTAATTACCTTTATAAGTGGAGAAGAGGACAGATGGACACTTTCAAGACCCCAATGAAATCGGCTGCAGAAGTTGAGGCAGTGATCGCCACCATCAAGACCCAGATGCCCGAGACGTACAAGAGCATCAAGGCCAAAGCCGAGACCCTTGGCCAAGCCACTTATGCCCTGGTGCGTGCAGGCATCAAAGGCCAGCCCAATTGCTTCTACGCCTTCGAGCGCGGCCACATTGTGGGCACTCCCTTCACCCTGACCGAGATCGCCCGCGATGTGGCCCAGCTCATGTGCACCTTGGGCGTTCATCACTGCATCGTCTGGCCCGAGCACGCGGTGCAACAGCTGGTGCGCCAGCAAGTCGAAGGGGTAGCCCATGGCACGCATTGATTGGGTACGTCAACGCCTGGAAGCCTGGGCGCGTTGGGTGCGTGAGCGTGAGTCTGGATCGCTGGGCTACCCCAAGCGCTCAGCCTTCTTGCGCGTGGGCAGCGGGGCCATGGGCTCGCAGGCCCTGAGCGATTGTGACGCCAGCCTGACCGACACCGCCGTCCAGTCCCTGCGCTTCACCTACCCCCACCTGCACAAGACCTTGATGCACTACTACGTGCAAGGTCTCGACATCAAGAGCACCGCCAAGATCATGGTCAAGGCTGAGTCAACCATCAAGGCCCACCTTGAAGCCTCAGACCACGCCCTGGCCCTTTGGTTCCACTTGAGGGAGCAGACCCAAGCCCAAGCCCGCCAAGCAAGCAAATGCCGCTACACATCGTCTGGCGGCTGACCCAGCCGCAGCAATGCCGCTACACCCCGTTCGGCGCTCACGCCCCAGCCGCAGCAATGCCGCTACACCCCGTTCGGCGCTCGCGCTTAGGGCGCAGCAATGCCGCTACACCCCGTTCGGCGCTCGCGCTTAGGGCGCAGCAATGCCGCTACACCCCGTTCGGCGCTCACGCCCCAGCCGCAGCAATGCCGCTACACCCCGTTCGGCGCTCGCGCCCCAGCCGTAGCAATGCCGCTACACCCCGTTCGGCGCTCGCGCTTAGGGCGCAGCAATGCCGCTACACCCCGTTCGGCGCTCACACCCTGCTGCCCGGCACGCCGGGCATCAGGGTGGGGTCAGTCTGTAAATTTTGCACCGTGGGCGTCAAGCATGTCTCGGTATGACTGGAAACGCTCGTTGATGTCTTTGCGCACCCAAAAGCGGCGGCACACTTCAACAATGGCCAGCTGTGACACCAGTGGCAGCACCCTGAAGCGCTTGGCCATGTCCACGGCGTCCACACCGAATTGTTCGTTGACATCGGGGCCGGATTCCAGGATCGAAAAATAGACCGAATCGGCCACGCCTCGAACGCCAAATTCGTGCGGGTGCAGCGCACCATTCAAGATTGACAGCATGGCCTGCCATTCCTTGAGCGGCATCGCTGGAGCATTGTCTTTGAGCACTTCGATTGCCGTGTCGCAAAGCTGCGAGACACGGGCGCTCAGACCCTCGGGTCCGTCGTGGTCAACGTCGAGTTTTTCGTACATCGGCGCGGAAAAATACAGGCTGTGTTTTGGCATAGATGGCCCTTTGAATGCCCCCGTGGGGGCGGTTGGAAAATCAGATAGCAGCGACGGCGGTACGCTGGCGGCGCAGTACGCGGAGCAAAGTCGCGCGGGCTTCGGGGCGGGGCTCGCGCTGGTATGCGGCGTACACCTCGGCCAGCGTGGCGGATCCGGCGTCAAAGTCCAGATCCACCGCAGCGCACCAACTGCGAATTCCATATTCACAGGCGCCGGTTGCACGAGCATCGCCAACCGAGACACGCACGCTGGCCAGCTTGGCCACCAGGTCGTTCAAGTCGGCTGCGTCCAAGCGGATCGATAAGGCCAGCTCACGGCGCTTTTTGGCCAAGCCACTCAGGGCCTGATCGGCGGTAGCGCCGTGGTAGCTCACGCCGTCGGCTCGGGCAATGTAACCCTTGTCAACGGTTACATTTTTTGCACCGGTGCGGCGTGCCCATGTGGCGGCGAACAACTCGCAGCCGTGGGCTTCCACGGGGGCGGCGTCCAAGGTCATCAGGCCGTCAACGATGGCCAGGCCTTTACGCTGCACGCGCACGCGCCAGTCGGCTGGGACTGTGATTTTGGTGTCGGTGGCTTGGATTGACCACTTGCCAGCTTTTTCGCCGGTGTAGTAAGACTGGGTCTTGATGCCGACGGCGGCGGGATTTTTGGTCAGGCTGACAAGCCACTCGCCGTGGGTGTGGCGGTCGATCATGCGTTCCATGGTGTTTTTCACGGCTTCGATGCGCACGGCGTTCAGGCGGCTTTCAGGTGTTCCGGTTGCGGTCTGGCGTTTGCGGATGATTACCACAGCCTTTTTCAATTCAACTGACCACTGCGACGGCACCAGTTTTTCAACCGGGCAATAACCCAGTTTTTTGGCGATGCGGTCAAATGGCGCTGACTTTTTCGCCTTTTCGATGTTGGCCACAGCTGCCAAAACCTCCCACACCAGGGTCTGTTTCAGACCTGCGGCCTTGAGTGCAGCCTTGGCGGCGACTTGGGTTTGTGCCATCGATGTGGCGGCGATGCGGATGATGGATGCAGTCATTTGTGTTCTCCTGCGCGTTCCCAGGTGGGTGGCGGCTTGAAGGTTGCTGCAGCGAATTTGCTGCAGTGCTGTAATTATCTTACTCTTTATCTTACCTGTCAACTATTTTTGCAATTATTTTATTAGGATAAACCCTAATTAGTGCAAAATGTCTGACTTTTATTGCTCGTCCAGTTGTGCGCGCTGAATTTTTTGGGGGGTTTTACGACATAGACTTATCTGCTACATTTCGGGCAAGCTCTGGCAACAGTCATGCAACGGAAGTCAAAGCCCGGCGCGTAACCGTCAAAGCCCCGCTACACTGCCCCGTGTCGGGGCTTTTCTATTTCTGCCCATGCTCTCTGCCCCCAAACCCTGCGGTCATCCCGGCTGCGGTGTGCTGGTGCGAGACGGATCTGGCCGGTGCGCCAAGCACCCCAAGCCAGCATGGGCCACCAAGACAACCACCACCAAACGCACGACTGGTCGCAAGCTGCAACGCATGCGCGCTGAGCTGTTCGCCCGTGCGCCGCTGTGCGCCATGTGCGAAGCAGCTGGCCGCGTCACCCTGGCCACCCAGCGCGACCACATCAAACCGCTGGCCGAAGGTGGTGCCGACGATCAATCGAACGAACAAGGCCTGTGCCACTCGTGCCATGAGGCCAAAAGCGAGGCCGAACGCCTGCGCGGCCTGCGCCGGTCACGGTTCTGACCTGGCAGGGGAGGGGGAGGTCAAATCTCTGGCCCCCACCCCCGGAAACCGACCGGTTCCCCAAATTTTTACGTGCGCGGGTTTTGGAGGGGGGGGTACTCCCCGGCAAGGCCTGAAAACAACCAACCAACTGAAAGACCATGGGACTCCGAGGACCGCCGCCGAAACCTGCAGCGCTGAAGCTGCTTGAGGGGAATGCGGGGAAACGTGCGCTTGATTTGTCGGCTGGGGTCAACCCTCGGGTCGAGATTCCGGACGCGCCGCGCCACCTGAGCAAGGAAGCGCGCAAGGAGTGGAAGCGGATCACGCCGATCCTGGATGAGCTGGGGCTGATCAGCGGGCTCGACCGCACGGCGCTGGGTTTGTACTGCCAGGCGGTGGGCCGGTTGACCGAGTTGGAGATGGCTTTCAACGGCCAAGTGTCGCGCCTGGAAGAGGGCGGGGCCAGTTATGTTGACGCTGTGGCTGCAGCCAGCCAGAGCGAGACGCCCAGCGGCTATGTGCAGCAGAGCGTGATGACCCAGCTGATCAAAAACCACCGCGAGCAGGTCAACCGCTACCTGATGCACTTTGGCCTGAGCCCTGCAGCGCGTGCGCGGGTGCAGGCCTCGAATTATGTGGACCCTACCATGTCGCTGCCCGGCTTTGAACAGCCGCAACAGACCAGCGGCTTTCAGAAATTCTCTGTCGTTCGATGAGCAAGTTCACCGAGGCCGCGCTGGGATATGCCCAGGGCGTGGTGGCGGGCGAGATTGTGGCGTGCAAGTGGACGCGGCTGGCTTGCCAACGGCAGCTGGACGACCTGGCACGCGAACGGTCGGACGACTGGCCGTGGGTTTTTGATGATGATCTGGCCTCGCGGCCGTGTGAGTTCATCGAGCTGCTGCCCCACATCAAAGGCAAATGGGCAAGGGAACGCCGCCTGATCGAGTTGGAGCCGTGGCAGTGCTTCATCATGACCGCCGTTTTTGGCTGGGTGCACCACGAAACAGGGCTGCGCCGATACCGTGAAGGCTACGTGGAAGTGCCCCGCAAGAACGCCAAGTCCACGCTGTCAAGCGGCCTGGCGCTGTTCATGTTGTCGGCTGACGGCGAGCACGGGGCCGAGGTTTACAGCGCGGCCACCACCAAGGACCAAGCCCGCATCGTGTTTGACGATGCCCGCGCCATGGCTGAGCGCACGCCTGACCTGCGCACCTACCTGGGCGTGGCCATCATGCAGCACAGCATCACGGTGGCGCACCGGGCCAGCAAGTTTCTGCCGCTGTCCGCTGAAGGCAGCACGCTCGACGGCCTGAACGTGCACTTTGCGGTCATCGATGAGCTGCACGCGCACAAAACCCGCGCCGTGTACGACGTGATCGACACCGCCCGGGGTGCGCGTGAGCAGTCGCTGCTGTGGAACATCACCACCGCAGGCACCGACCGCAGCGGCATTTGCTACGAGCGCCGCACGCATGTGACCAAGATTCTGGACGGCGTGATCGATGACCCGACCATGTTTGGCATCGTGTACACACTGGACGACAACGACGACCCGCACGACCCGGCCACCTGGGCCAAGGCCAACCCCAACTGGGGCAAGTCGGTGCTGATGGACGACATGGCAAGCGCCAGTCGCAAGGCCGAGGCCATGCCGTCGGCCCTGAACAACTTTTTGACCAAGCGCCTGAACGTGTGGGTGTCCGGCGAGAGCGCCTGGATGGACATGCGGGCGTGGGAGCGCTGCGCCGATGTGCGCTTGCGCGACCTGCCCAACTATGCCGGGGCCAGGGCCTACATCGGGCTGGACTTGGCGCAAAAGAAAGACTTTGCGGCGCTGTCGCTGGTCTTTGAGCATGACGTTTTGGAAGCTGGACCCGACGGTGTTTATGAGCCGGTTCGCAAGTGGCACGTGTGCACCAAGCTGTACCTCAACGAGCTGGCCATTCAAGAAAGCGGCAACGCCCACCTGACCGGCTGGGCCCGTCAAGACTACGTGCAGGTGACTGATGGCGACCTGACCGACTTTGACGTGGTGGCCGAAGACCTGCGCAGCCTGTGCAGCACGTTTGACGTGCAAGAGATTGCCTTTGACCCGGCGCTGTCGATGTACTTTGCCGGCAAGCTGATCGAAGAAGGCCTGCCGCTGGTGGAAATCACGCAGCGGGCCATGTTCTTCACGCCCGCGCTGATCCAGGTGGAGAACCTGGTGCTTGAGAAAAAACTGGTGCACGACGGCAACCCCGTCATGTCGTGGATGGTCTCCAACCTGGTGGTGAAAGTCAGCAAGTTCAACGAGCTGATGAGCCCCACCAAAGAACGCCCCGAAAACAAAATCGACGGCCCAATTGCCATGCTCATGGCGCTGGGTCGAGCCCTTGGCCCTGATGGCCAAGAAACCTCATTCTGGGAAACAGCCGAGTGAACTTCATCGACCGACTCATGGGGCGCAAGGCGGCTCAGCTGACTTACGACCAGATCGCCGGGAAAATCGACGGCGACATGGACGACTT